AATCATATCTTGGGTTTTCTTCATACACACACTCTAGTCTATCATATATAAACTGTAATACCTCTAAATTTTCTTTATTCATTTTGTATTTATTTAATCTAGAAGGTAAATAACCTCCATTAGTATACTACTAATATAACAAAAAAAAGCCAAACAAAAAAATGTTTGGCTTATTATTTTATAAAAGTTACGAACAATTATCCGTGCTTCTTAACTATTTTTGCTAATTCGTCAAGCGATGGTTTAACATAATCACCATAATTAGCATGTAAGTCTTCATCAACGTCTAATGGTTGCATATCTTTCCATTCAGTATACTTAGCAATAAAAGTTTCACTAGCGTCTACTATCTTTTTGATATCTGATTTTGCATAATCTTTACCATACCATGCGTTAGGATCAACATCTTGTCTTGCGGTTTCATCAGTAAATGGATTCACAATATCTGTTCCTTCATGATCAAAAGTAAATGCTTCGAATGTTTTTAGATGTTTCATTTTACGTTTTCTTTTTTTATATTCTTCTTCTGCATCACCTTCACCTGCGGGTACATCGCCTGAACCTAATGTTCCATTTGCAGGTAAAACAACTGGGCCCATACCTGTTAAATTGGTCATGGCAATGTTTTCGTCAAGATCTTTACCAAGCATAATTAAATGATTCTATTTTAGAAACACCGTCCTTGATTGCTTTAGCATATTCTTTGATAGATTTAGCATACCAAGATTCTGATTGTCCGTATTTATCAACAGACTCTTCTTCATATTTTACATAATCAACATATCTTGAATAATCGTCTAATATACTTGACATATGATTAGAAGCATCTCTCATTTTAGCTTCTCTACCTTTAGTAGTTACTCCAATAATAAGATCTCCATATTTTCCTTTTTCACCTTTAGCTAAACCTACTTTAATTTGGTCAGCTAAAGCATCAATTGCATCTGCAACCATTTTATCTAAAGGTAATTTAGAGGCTTTATTCTGTAAGATAGTTTCGTATCTGTTCTTGTTTTCAGTTTTAAAATCTTTATCTGACTTAAATGCAGTAGCACCTGATTTAGCAGCTTGTCTAGCATCTCTTTTATTAGTTGTAGAATACTTTTGTTGTAATAACTCAACATTAATAACAATAGCTCTATCCGCAACTTCTGCAATTCTCTTTACGTTGTAAAGTCCAGTTGCATCCCATCCTTTGTATTTTTTACCAATACCTATAGAATCTGTTGGGTTATTATCTACTATTTTAAGATTTCTATCATTGTTTTTTCTACTACTATATCTACTACTCGATGACCAAACTTGATCATAGAATTTATTACCACCAGAAGTAACTGCTAATAAATAACCTCCACCCGGTATAGTCTTATTGTAATAACCAGCATCTTCTGGTGCATACATGTTATTCTTCTCATTATCAGAGATATAAAAAACGATAGTGTTTGATTGTTTTGCTTTGTAAGCTGTTTGTGGATCAGTACTAATGATATCTTCATCTTGTACCTTATCCATTGCTACTTTGGTAGAACCATAAAATGCCTTTGCTAAATGTTTGTCTAGTTTTCCATTATTCATGAATAATTGGGCAAGTTTCTGTGAACCGAATGCCTCATTTAAAGAGCTATTAGATTCTTTAAGGGATTCTACGAATGAACTAAATGATTCGTAAATAAATTGTGTTTTCATATTTGTGTTTTTATTTTCTTTTACTAGTCTTGGGTTTTTATTAAGAAGTTCTTCCATATCTAACTCTGTTAGTGACATAAAACTATCTTCACCGTATTTTTTTGATAATTTATCGGCTTTATTAATATCTATTACTCTTGATAGTTGATCATGTGCCAATGTGGCTATGCCAAATTCTCCAAAAATCTCTTCTGCCATAACGTTAGCTTGTTTAAATGCTGATGCCTTTTCATTAATCTTCATTGATAATGATCTAGTTGTTTTTGGTTCTTCGTTTATTGTAATTGAAGATAATATTCTTTTTCCTGTTCTAGAAAGTGAAATACCCTCTTCGTTAACATTAAAGTATCCTGAGTTTCTTCTTAGCCATCTAGTAGAATCTGTTGTCATTTCTCTAACAATTTGATTAAACTCTTCACGAGTAATCTTACCATCTTTAATAGATTCTAATACCCTATTTCTAATTTTAGCTGCTTTACCAACAGTTTTAGCTGGATGGTTTTCAGTATACTTTCTTTTAACAATTATATTTCTTTCTTCTATAGATTCATTGATATCAGATCCTGTCCATTCCCATTTGTAACCTCTTCCATCTGCACCATTACCTAAGTAACCGTACATACCTTTTTTGAAACTATCAAAGAAGAGAGCTGCGCCATCTGATCCAATGTCTTTAACATATTCTCTTGCTGAGTCCTCGTCCATTTCTTGTACATGAACCATACCTTCTTCAAACGAAAATAAAACTCCTTTTTTAAGGTCTATTGAGTCTCCAACCCACCATGCATCCTCTTCCACGTCATATGAATCGTCTTCGTCTTCTGCATCACCGAACATATCAAAATCTGGCCATTCAGATATGCCATAACTTAATGCTTCTTTTTCTGTTTTAAAAAAATTAACCTGAGTATAATCTCCAGATCTTTCTCTTACGTAAAATATTTTTGCCATTTTAGTTTTATTTTATTTATATATTATTGATAAAGTTGTCAAATGTTTTGAATTCTGTAATAGCAGATTCTGTTACAACTCCCATAGAGTCTTCCAGTTTTGACTTTAATTCTGCATACATATTATGTATTGGTTTTGGAGTAAGCTTCTTAAATAGTTTCTCATCACCATCTAGCATTGCGTTTCTTACTTGTGTTGCAGATATGTTTTTTCCAGTTCTTGGAATCTCATATAATCCAAAATCAGTTCTAACGCCAAGATCTTCTCTATATTCTGGCTTATCTACTTGAAATCCGTATGTTTTCATTCTATCACTTCCAGTTCCCCATAATACTGGTTCGTATTTTGGTCTCATTGCATTGAACATAGTGTCAATACCACCAGTGGGGATTACAAAAACTTCTTCAATTGGATATTTTGATTTTAGATTGTTAATCATTTCAACTTGAGTCTCCTCATCATAAGGTCTCTTAAATGCATCCTCTTTTTTCTTATTCTTAGCTTTTACTAATAAGATTACTACTGGATGTCCATTTTGCTTATGAATAGTTTCAACTACTTTAGCATGGCCCAGTGTAAATGGCTGGAATCTACCAACAAACATATTAACTAATTTCTTACCATGTTCTGGGTAATCTACTTTTAGTGCTTCAGTTATTGGTGATTCTGAAAATTGTAGTTTTTGATTTAATAAATATGATTTAAAATTCATGACGTCACTTTCATTTGTTTTTGCCATTACTAAGGATTCTATGTTGTCAACTATTTCATTGATCTGTGACATTAGGTCCTTGTTAATAATATCTGTTTCTTTATTTCTTCTTTTTCTAAAACTACCAAGCGTAATTTTAAATAATTCTGATAAAACTTTATTTTGTATCAATGACACTGTTTTTTCATTCTTAATAAACAAGTTATTAAGTTGAAATCCTTTTTTGTCTGAAAAATCAGCAGAGTCAAAACTAGCGCCAATATATTTAGATGCATGTTTTTCAACATAAGCATTAAACAAATTTGATATTAATTCAATATATCTTAGATCTGCATCTTCTTCTTTTAATACAATCGATGATGTATCAAATTCTGTAATAAATTCAACAAGATCTAGTATTGAGATTTGATACATGTCAGATGGTTTTCTATCTTCAGCTGGTTTTCTATCAAATCGCTCTAGTTTAAAACTTTTTGGATTTTTACCTTCGTAAAAATTAACTATTAATCCATCTATGTCATTATCTAGTGATGAATTTAAGGCTGGATTATTAAGTCCATTATTGAATATGTTGTAAATAGATCTAGTAAATGATTGATCTTTAAATTTTATATCGAATTCTGCATCTGATAATTGTAATAGGTTTATTAAATCATCTTTCTGATTAGATTGTAGTTTACCCTGAAAAACAATAGGAGGACGCTGAACGCCCAATTGATCTGCCCATTTATTTAATACTTGTGGATCTCTAACTACTTTCTTAATTTGTGTAGTATTATTTGGATTTAATATTTGTACGTGTGTTAATATTAAATTGTTTTTAGGAAGTGTATCGTATTCAATATCGATTGTCTTGTTGTCAATCATATAATCGAATCCAAACTTCCAATCCAACGGCATGTCATCTTTTATTTCTTTTAAAATAGTCCCAAAATAATTAATAGCATTTTCATAATACTTAACCATTGTCCTGTCTACTCTATCCATATGGTGCTTGGAACCACTTTTGTAGTATTCAAAGCCTGTTTTAGTTTTCTTAACGTGAAAACTAGATGCTTGTATTTTTTCAGATACAACACATGGTAAATCAATTAACGATTGGAAATCATTAATATTAGTAGATTGAAAATATGTTCTTAGATTTTGTAATGCCATTGTTAGTTGCCGTATTTAATAATTCCCATTAATTGATTAATTGCAGCAAAAGTTCCAGTTAGTTTCATTGTTTTTCCTTTGTATACGAAAACAATGCCTTCTGTTGGTATAATAGATTCAATTCCTCCAATTCTATCAAGTCTCGCAAGTTCAGCTTCAACTTTTGCAATTTGAGCTTCTCCCCCTGTTTTTTTAATACCTGCTGCTTCTGTTCTTATTTGATTGTGCAATCTTTGCATTTCTTCGGCTGGATTAGCAGCTACGAAATTAGAAGCATTTTTAAGAATAATAGAACCTAGTTCCAAGAATAAATCCTCAAATGGTCTAATGTTTTCTTTATATTTCTTCTTAACGTCCTCTTTGTCAAATTTCTTAATAAGAGATGCTTTATCTTTTCCTAACTCTTTATCTAATGATCTTAAGTTCAGTGTTTTCTTGTCAGCATAAGCCCATCTTAATAATAAACCCTCTTTATGATCTTGTGTTAGATCTGGAAAGTTTGTGTCTATTGTTTCTCTCCACCACATTTCATGATATCTTGAAACTTGATCGGCGTCTGTTAAACCATATCGATCTCTTAATATATCTACTTGTTTAATAAACTTACCTTTATTCTTTTCAAAATCTAAATCTTTTCCTAATTTAATAATCTGAGGTGGGATAACTGTAAATGTTTTACCAACATTAACTTTAAGATCTTTCATTGCTTTCGCGATTGATCTTGCTGGTTTGTTATCATCTCCGATAATATTACCTTCACCATCAGTTTTCTTTATACCATGAAATTGAATAACATCACGATCATAATATATAACATTTGGATTCTTAGAGTAAATTAACTCCATGTTCATCCAGTTTTTACCGTTATCAAAAACTTCTAAATCTTTAGGGGATAATTTATTTAAGGATCCGGCTAAATCTTCTGCAGCAAATTGAAAAGTATCTTGTACTAATGCACTTGGATGTCCTTCAAACTTTTCTTTAAATGTTGCAAGATCCATTGGATTCTTTAATTCACCTTTATTTCTGGCAAATTTAACCTCTCCGTCTTGAACTGTTGCGAATACATTTTGACCATCTGTCTTTTCAGTTGCAACCTCTTCAAAATTTAGGTTTCCTGAAAGTCCAGCCTCAATAATTTCTTTAAAGTCTCCGAATGTTAAATCCTTTTCATCAAATGGATGCGACATATGTCCTGCTGCTCCACCTTCTAAGATAAGAGATTCATATACATTAACATGTAGTGATTCAGTTACAAAACTTTTAAAACTATTATATATTTTCATAAGATATTTATCTTGTTTTTATTATGATCCCAAAGAAGATGTTAACATACCAACTGCAGTACCATAATCTCCATCAGCTTTAGCTAAAATACCATCAATTACTTTTTGTGCTCTTTCTTTGTCAAATTCTTCTCCAAATGCCTTTTGTAAAACAGTTGTTGCATATTCTTGAAAGTCTTCAATAGAACTAACTTCAGCTTCAGTAACTACTGACTCTTTTACAAAATGTTTTTTAAGATCATCTGGATCTATAGAGTATTCTACTTCATCAGCATCACTCCAAAGAACAACTTCATCTTTACCTATTTCGTAAATTTCAAATGATGAATTTTTAAGAATTTCAGATCCATCTACGTCGTTAGTTCTATCGTAAACATCTCCATCAAAATCATCACTATCATTTTTAGATTTGATATATTGTCCTTTTTTGAATTTAGCTTCAGTAACTAGTGACTCTTTTACTGGATCTAATCCCCAATAACTAGTTATATCATATTTAACTGGATATATTGCTAAATCACCAACGTTACCTTCTTCTGTTTCAATGTTTTTAGTAAGGTAAAATTCACCTGCACCTTTTTCAAATCCATAATCTTCAGCATCTGCTTTCATTTCCTTTTTAAAGCTTTTTGCTACTTTGTCAAATTTACCAATTTCAATTATCTCTACGACGTTGTCATTATAATCTACGCCTTTATCTCCAAGTCCTAATTCCTTAGCTTCATTAACTACTGATTCGTTAAATGCTACATCAAATGCAGAGATTAACGATTGTCCCATTGCTTCTTGTTTAATGCTTTCCAAATAAAGTGCAGTTCCTTCAACAATACCAACTCCTGACCATCCAGATGCATTTGCAATATCTGAATAATATTGATCTAATATTCTTTTAGTTGTCGTAGCTCCTATTTTGATATAGTAATTACCTAAACCTGGCATTTTAACTTCAAATGAACCAATAAATCCTTTAATATGTTTTGAAATTACCATTTCTCTGTGGAAATTAGCATCTTCCATTGCATTTTCAAATAAGTATTTAATACACCCTAAAACTGCTACATTGGACATTGCTCCAAAATCTGTTAATCTTTTAGCAAATAAGTTTCTATAAACAGTTAATACTTTTTTAGCATCTCTTTTATATTCTACTTTGATAGCTTCGTTTACTGAAATTGATAAATTTTCAAATGCTGGAGCTAATTCCATTTTAGCATAAATATCTGACATTAACCATTCTTTGTTTGCCTCATCCCACAGATAAACAAATTCAGCACCTCCGTCGTCACTAGCATCTTGTAAATATCCTTTGACATTTGCAATAGATCCTTTCATAACTGGAGATCCATCATTATAGAAATTCATTTTACCAAGAGCATCTATACCTGAACTATTTCCTTTAGCAACTAGTTCCTTAACTGATTTTGCGTTTTTATAATGTTTCTTAATAACTGGTAATACGTTTTCTGGGTAAGAATCATAGTGGGTATAAATTGAAGTAATATTACCTTTCTTATCGATAATACCAACTTGTCCTCTTGTTCCTTCTTCTATTAATTCAACAGCTTCATTAACTTCAGTGTCTCTTAATTTAGTAAAGAAATCAACTCTTTGTTCTTCAGTAAGTTCTTTGATAGAAGTAACTTTAAATTCTGAAAGTAAGTTTTTAAATGATTCAGCTGAATCACTTCTCTTTGCGACAGTGTCTTCTTCTATTTGTCTAGTTTGTGAAATTTTAACCTCAGTTGAAAATTGATCAAAAGATTTTAATTTTTGCATAATATGGTTTTATTTTTATATGTTATTATTTTATTATATATCTCCTTCAAAATCGACATTTTTAATATCGAATTTAAACTTCTGTTCATTGTATATACGTTGCCTCTCTTTTGAGTGTCGCATAAGGTAGTTGTCCCATCCAGGTGAACTCAAATCATCTACAAAATCTATGATATTTACAGAATCCTTTGAACTGTGTTGTCTTAATCCCCTACCTATTGATTGGCGAATGATAACCTCTGATTTAAATGACTCTGTGAAGAATATGTTGTGGATTTTTTTAATTGATATACCTGTTGAAAATGTACCATATGATGCTACAATAACTATTTCTTCTCCCGCTTCCATCTTTTTCTTATGTTCTTCTCTGATATCTTTATCGGTTCCACCATCAACATAATAGACCGACTTATCGCTCTCTTGTCTAAGCTTTTCATATATCCGTTGACCGTGTTCAATACGGTGGAAAAGAACAAGGCCATTGCCTCGTACTCTGGAAATAATACTGCAAATGAAGTTGAGACGGCCAGGCGAATTGATAACATAATTTTGTTCAAATTTATAAACATCTTTGCTTTCATATCTGTTCTGTGACATTTCATGGAATGCATCTTTAGTTGATTGTGGAGCATAATCCATTTTTATAACTTTTACTTTACACCCTGCAATGTGCCCTTCGTTTTGTAAATAATTGGCGCTAATTTCGGTAATCAATGGTCCAGTGTATGCCATAAGAGTTAATCTATCTAATGTACCTGCTTTTGGAATTGTACCTGATAAGCCAAATTTATAATCAGCATTTAAACATTTTTGTAATATTGTCTTAATAGATGCTGATTTTGCTTTATGTGTTTCATCAACTATTACCGCATCAAATTCTGCAAAATACGCTTTATCTTTTTTGACTAGAGATTGATATGTTCCTATTACAACGTTTCTTCCAGGTCTTATTTTTTGGCCAGCATATATTTGTTGTACTTTAATATCTACAGCGTTCCTATAATTATAGTCTAGAAAGTCCTCACTTGCCTGTACAACTAATGATACATTAGGTACAATAAATAATATCTTTTTTGCTTTTTGCTTTTCTAATAAATAAGCTACTGTTAAAAATGATATGAGTGTTTTACCTGCTGAGGTTGCAAGTTCACTTAAACATCTTCTAAATTTTAGAATATTAAATGCTGCTTCTATTTGATAATCTCTTGGTGTAATTTCTGATTTCTCAAAGAAATCTAATGACCATTGTGTAAATTTTTCTTGGTTAATATTTGTATCGAAGATATTGGTTATGCCTTCTAATTTGAATTCAAAATTATAGTCCTTACATATACCCATGACTTCCCTCCACAGTCCGGCAGGAATCCACTTATCATCTTTAATGTATGAAACATATCCGTCCCATAGTCCCTTTTTAACTAAGGGATTAAAACGCCAAGACTCAATTCTTCTATTTAAAGAAATATTAAGTTGTTCCAATTCTAATTCTGTTGCTACATCAATACGCAACAACTGTTTGTTTTCAGTTAAACTAAGCTCCACATTGTTAGAGCATTTTTATTCTTCGTTATAGATCTTTTAATGCAAGTCTATTACGAATGGCAAATCCCATATTATCTAGGGTTTTTACCGAGTCTCTAAAGAATTCTATTTGATTTTCTAAATGAGACAGTACCATGTTTTCATCTGCTAGATCAGTTTCAATAAACCTCTCTTTTTGCTTTTCTCCTAATTTGTAATCGTATTCATAGTATCTAATATAAGCTTCTCTGTATCTAATTGCTACCTTAGCTTTTTGTTCCTTAACCTTCATATTAATATAAGACATTTGTTCTACTAAAGATTGTCTTGATGATAATACTTCGGCAATGGTTTCTTCCATTAAGTTTAAATTTCTTAAACTCTGTGCTAATTTCTTTATATTATTAGTCCATTCTGTTCTTTGGCCACTAAGTTTACGATCGAGCGCTAATATCTGTTCTTTATTCATATTAAAATAGTGATTTCTTGTTCGGGTTAGGCTTAATAAATTTAGAAATAATTTGTCTTTTCTTAAACTTTGGTTTTGGGAAAGATATGTCGGGGGAATTAACACTAAGATCTAATGGCTTGAAATCTATCAAAAGTTTCATACCCTTAAACCTGTCGCTATCCTTTTGAAATTCATCAAAATTATCTTCTACCATAATACTAATATCTTCTAAACATACCATAGGTCTAATTGATTTGTGGTGAAATACTGATCGATTTTCTTATGAGCATCGATTTTAAGCTCGTAGCACTTCAATATTAAATCATTTAGATCCTTAATATTATATTTATCTAACTTATTTTCCTTAAGAAATTTTGACCACATAAAGACTGGACGACCTTTCTTAAGCTTCTCTGCCATCTTTTTTTTACCTGTAGTATCATTATCGAACATGTATCTAACTGTTGGGATCTCATCGAAATCATCAGTGGAACGTCCGGCAGTTGCTAGCGCTAAAGAGTTATTCATGAATTTAGCATCTAATGGTCCTTCGAACATTGTGATTGGTCGTTGAAAGTTTAGTTGCATGATACCGAATAATGTTGATACTTTAGTAAGACTTACTAGTTCTTCGTTTGACATGTCAAGTGGTTTGCCCATTTCTTCATACAATTTAGGCAAATCATATGTTAGGTATCTTTGGCCATATCCTTTCATTCTACGTGTCTGTGCACCTATGATTTTACCATCATTACTAAAATTAAGAATCCATAATCTAAATTCTTTGTCAGAATATAGGAAATCTTCAGATCTATTATGTAGAAGCCGGTCCTTTAATTGAAACCATATCCAATCTCCAGGTTCTATAGTCTTTGCTCTAAAGTGTTTTTTAAAATCTTCTATTTCAATTCCTAGATCATGTACTTGTTCTAGTGATTGATGCTTTAGTACAGATTCTGGATTGACCTGTATTTTATTCTGTTTGATGTAATCAATAACCATGAATGATTCATCAGAAGTACTCATCTTTACATCATGATCTTTTAGAAAAGAGTACAAGTTCGTATGATAACTACAATTATAGCAGTGATACTGTAAAGTGTCCCAAAATATATTACCACGTTTTGCGGTATCGTCTTTATGAGAATCACCACAATAGGGACATGCACAAGTTATTCGCCCGTGCATGTCCTTTAGTAGTTTCTTATTAGGTTCAGGATGTACTTGAGATACGACTTGTTTAAGTGCGTATTTTATTTTATCCTTTAACTCTTCAGTAAGTTGTATATTAGATGTCGAGGTCATTCAAAAAAGAATCTAAATCGTCATCTGATGATACACTTGCTGTTGATTCTGTATTTGAAGTAGCTGCTACTGGCTTCTCTGCCACTGCTGTTGCAGTTTTAGTTGTTTTCTTAGGAGCACTCGATGTCATTTCAGCGATTGAATCACCAGGATTAAGATACATTCTTAAAACATCATTTACAAATGTTCTTGTTGAATCGTCCCATGCTTGATAATCATATCCTGCCAATGAAGGAGCAGCTTCTAATTCAGCTTTGATAGAGGTCATATTCTCTTTGTCGCGTTCTGCTGGAGAATCACCCATAACAATAGCTGATTGGCTTGCTGAAAATTTAGACTTATCATAGTTATTATATTCGCCTTGTCTTGTAATGATCAACTCAAAGTTCTTACCTTCAAATAGGTCAAATACCTGTGTTGGCTCACCAAAATCTGGCTTTAATTCTGCGTCAATTTTCTCTTTGATTTTGTAACCGAATTTAAATACTTTATAAGTACCTTCTAATTCTGGGTTTTGTGGATCTTTTACGATCTTAATAAGAGAATAATATTGTTGGCGTCTTTTAAGTTTCTCAGAAGACTTACGGTCTACTGCTGAATCTGATTTACGCAACCTCCAAAATACATCTGCAATTGGACACTTTTCTCCGATTGTTGCTGGAGAATCTACCAATTTACCATCACCACTAGAATTAGTTAACCAGTGTACGTATTTTTGGATTAGGGAATTACGAGGGTTTTCTGGATTAGGTACAAAACGTATTAGTGCTTTGTAAGTTCCGTCTTTACCATCGTCTGCTGTTGGTTTGTAGATCTCGTTAGAAGAACTACTTGTTTGTACTTGGTGTGTTTCTACGTCTTCTACGCCCAAGTTAAAAATGTCAAATGAATCGCTCATGTCTTTAAAATTGTTTAGTTTGTTAAATTGTTAAATTGTTTACCTTGAAATTACTTTAATGTTCTTTCGTTTCTTTATATTGTATAATAATAAATAGTTTCAATTAATTGTTAAGATAGCTCCAGACGGTTCCTTCCATTTATTCTCCTCTAACTTAATCAGTCCTGATTTGTGAAGTAACTCTGACGCTTGCTTTTCAGTAAGCTGGTTCGCTATCACCATTTTTTGTAGGATGCCTAATAAACGAAGGTAATCTGTTGTAACTAACATTTAATTTGTACTTTTGTTATTATACCTATTATATATAGTAGTTCTCTTTTGTTTCATCTGGGCTTATTTTTTATTTTTTTTAAAATAATATGAAACAGTTTTACGCAACTTGCATATAAATAATGTCTTTAAGCCAAAGATAGATTAGCTTGGAGGTTTGCAACGTATGCAACCTTAAATGTTAAGGTATTCTAAGGGTTGTAGCTAAGATTTGGGCTTCGTCACCAAATTTGGTTTTCCTAAAACAATTATCAAAATGCCATCTACCCATTGAACCAACTCCACCAATCTTATTACAATGCGGACAAGTTACCTTAGCTTTAGGTTTTTTCATATTAGGCTGAGGTCCTCGAGGTTTAGACAATTTAGCAAGAGTTTCTTTGGTATGTTTCTTACCTCTCATAGATTGAGATGATTTAGCTATTTGTTCTTCGTTAGGTTTCCATAAACCTTTTTTACCTTTATTAATAGGTTCAGTTCCTAACTTAGCATCACTCATAGCCTTTATTACTTCGGGCTTATAACAATCAATAATTCCTTTATTCCAAGGTTCTTTACCAATTCTACTATTAGACATCTTCAATTTAGAAGTATCATTTCTTTTAGTACCTGTACAATCAAATGATGTTAATGTTGCCTTTGCTCTATTATAGAAATTTTCATTTATTGCTACATTGAATTTATCATGTAACACAATTTCTTGATCTATCGCTTCCTTTCTTGTTTTAAATACACTTACTATAATATATTTATACAAATGAGGGTTGTTCTTCTGGTCTTTTATAAAATTTGAATCACATGAACTTGAAAAATACTTAATACCTAAATCCTTAGATGGTTCTATTTTTGAACTTCTAACACCATAGTAGTGCTTATTTAATTCAATGTTGGTAATTCTGTATGTAAAGTGGTATTGCATATATCTTATACATCTTCTTTACTGCCGCAACCAATGCATAATTCAGTATGCATTAAGACTACTAAATAAAAAGCATCTACTAAATCATCCATTGGTTTGGGTATTTTAGTTAAATTACCACCAACAATATTCTGAGAGTACTTTAATAATGGAGACTTCTTAAGGTATTCATTTTCTAGAAAACAATCCCACATTTCAAGTTTCTTCATGTTACCTTTTTTTACAAATTTCTTAATAGTGGTTGGAGCCACAGTTAGAATATCTTCAGGATTAAGAGTCTTGAGAAGTTTAAGTTTTAAGATAGCGGCACCTGCGGCCATATCTATCATATTGTTAGTTCCCATTTTAGAACCATAAGATGTGCCTTCAAATGCTATTGTAAAACCATCACCATCAAAAGAATTCTGTAAGACTAGATTGATTATATCATCTGCCATCTTATCATATCTCTTAATCTTAAGAAGTTCTGCACTTGAAAAAGATTCATTATTTGTAAAGTCAGGTTGGCTAACTAAAGTAACATCCTTTAATAAAGATAGTTCCTCTTGTAGTTTCTGTTCAGCCTTAGTACCTGTTTTTGGTTTTATGTAACTTATAAAATGATAATCTTTTCGTTTATCATTAAAGATACAAATTCCAGGGGAGTTTAAAGAAAAATCTACTGCTAAGTAATTCATTTATAATCTTTTACCCATAGTAGCACCTAATGCAGCACCTACTAAACGTGAAGTTAATAAATCATAAAAGATACCCTTTTGAATACCTAAAACCTTAGCAATCATTTTACCAACTGATTTACCTAATGCAAAACCAGTAAGACCACCTATAATAGAACCAAAGAAACCTTCATTAGTCATTTCTTCATTTAGCTTATCTAAATCATATGTTCCATCTTCTTGCATATATTCAGCTTCAAACTGAGCTAGTGCTTCGTCGATTCTTGCTTCTAATTCAGGAGTCCATTCTTCTTGTAAACCTTCGCTCACTAGTTTTACGTCTTCCTCGGTAATAGAATTTTCTACTATGTATTTGTTAAATGTTTTCATATGTTATATGGCTTTCTTTATTATATATCTTTATTATTCTACTTCTAATCTTAAATTTAACTTATTATAAAAGAAGGTTACTTCAAATGTATTAAATGACGACACATTCTCTGCAAAGTTTAAACTTAATTCATTAATAGAATTCATGATACAATCAGTAAATTCCATGTAGGCAACTGACGCACCTTCAGAATCTAAAATCCTTAAAGTTAATGGATCTATATATGCTTGTTTAGTGGATCTTGCATAATACCATAACAAAGTATCCATCATGATCCAATAGTTTATAAAACCATCTAATAGTTGCATAGTTACTGTAAACTCTCGGTTGATTGCATTTTGTATAGGAATAGCACCTCTATGATATCTAGTAGTTCCGTCATTATCCTCTTGTGTAAGTGGATTAAAAGAAACTCCAGGTATATTAATACCCTGAATACTGTAATTAACAAAATCTACAGGATCTGACAATAAGTTACCTGGAACTTTGTTTAGATATTTCTTATATTTGTCTGCAACTTCTTGAGGAACAAATTTTCTAGGAAACCTAAAATCAAATGCATTATTTCTACTATTTAAAACCATGTTTATTTTTTAAATTTACCAGACAGAATCATGTTCTCATCAATGCCATTATTAACACTAATATAAAATTTGTTATTTTTCATACCTCTTATAGTATTGGCATTAGCTTCACTTATTTTAAAAAGTACTTCACCTTCTCCCATATTAATATCTTTATTAGAGATATGATTAAACTTCAATTTCTGTTTACCATCTCCAAATGTTAAAATAACATTTTCTGCATTTACAAAAGAAACTAATTCAACATCATCTCCTTTTTTCTTAGCTACTACAAATTTATAATAAGAAGTAAAAGGTGGTATATCAATAGATAATTTACCTTCGGTCTTAAATTCAGAAGTATCAACTTCAGTAATACTTTGAGTCATAATGTTTTCATTAGAAGAATCAAATGTAATATTAGCCTTTGAAGCAATTACATTATGTCTTTCAACAAATGTTGGCACATACTTTATACTCTTAGGTAAATTGTCTGTAAAGATACCTTCTATTATTTTATTAGATGCTAGTTGAGGTAAAACATTGTAAACTTCAGTTAGTTGATTAGGTGAATTAATTTTAAGTTTATTTAATCTCTTACCATATTTTGCGGCTTGATTAATAGATAAACTTGCACGTTTCACTATTTGCGTATTATCAGTTTGATTCCAAATACGCATAGTCACATCTATTGAAAAACTAGATGCTATGTTACTATTAATAATAACAGGTCTAAATACTATAGGTGTATTAAAATCTTCATATTGTGTATATGATGTTTGGAATGTTTTAATTTCTGCAACACCTAATGTTTCAAAAATATCTACATCGAACATAACAACAATATCATCAGAAGTTGCACTTATTTGATTTAAGATATAACCTTCAAATGCCCCTATAGAATTGTCTTTTTCTCCATATATTTTAAAATAATCTCCATCTTCAGCATCTTCAACTACCACTGTAAAATCCTGATACTCATCTTCTCTAGAAACTGTAAACTTATTTTCTTCACCAGTGATAAAGTAATCATATCCGTTAAATGTTTCTAATCTATCAATGAGTTTAAACGAAAGTTCATAATTAGAAGTTATATCTAGATCACTAGAACCTAGAGTACCATCTCCATAAAATAAATCATTAAACTCTTCATTCTGTTCAACTAGTGTTGGTACCTTTAAATCAATAAATTTACTCCATAAAGATTCACCTAATACAAATGGTTTAGGATTAGCATACTCATAGTTACTAGTATTTAAATATACTAATTGCGTTAAGTTGTTTCTTACACCGTTATTTCTTCTAGCCTTTATCTGAAATAAGAATCCTTCATACCCTCTTCCAGCAAAACTATATCCACTCCTTAAGTGTAATCTAATACTATCATATTTAATATAATTAATATTTGAAGTAGCATTAGTTTGTGAATTCAATAAATCTGTTTCGTTACCACCTTTCCAATCTACATTATTATTAACATAATTAAACATGTCATAATCACCAGTAGAATCGTATCCAAGTAGTGCGTATTTTGTACCAGAATCATCTGATTGTACGGCGTGATATCTACCAATGGTTTGATTAATATCATTACCTGTGTTTTCGTCAGGGTTTGCAAATAATGGATTAGCTCTAGTATCAACTATAATTTTACCACCAATAAGGCCTTCACATGAATACTCAATAATTCCGTTTTGATTAGGTGTAAATTGTGCAATCTTAGTAGTATCAGAATATGAGTAAATTCCCAAAGATCCACTGATGCTAAAAAGATTAGGGTTAGTTAATTGACTTAAATTAAATTTATAAGTTTTACCATTCTGTAAAAGAAGAGTTCTTGCCGCAAAGTTTTCAACCGATAAGTATCCACTAATTTCTGCTACGTCAAAATTAACAACTGCGCTTCCTAATTCATTAATCAAGTGTCTCTCTTGTGTATAGTCACCCTTAATAGTGTCTAAGAATTTTACCTCACTCCCATTGTCATCGACTTCTATCTGATACTTAGAAGGATTTCCTTGGTCGTGGTAAATGAACTCTAATAAAATATCAGAGTCTAAATAAAAATATCTTGATGATTGTGCCATTTATTTATATTATTTTAAAATCTCAACCATTTAGGTGAATAAAATAGACCTATTCCAATTGAAGGACCAGTGCTAATTACTTGATTATTATTTAAGTTTATTCCATAACCAACACCAATTCCAATAGACCATCCAGCTTTCTTTTCTATCTTTCTATTTAATCGAGTGTTTATTAAATTTATATTTTCAATATCTGTTATCTTTATTCCAGGATAACTAGTACTTAATTTAATTCTATCTGCTCCGTCAACATTTTCTATTGCAGCCATCAGGCTCAGTGTCTGAGATAATTCAAATTTACTATCTAGTACATTGAATTTACCAAAATCATATTTTAAAGTAGATGTACCAAATAATGTTCTGCTATTACCATTACCATAATCCAAAAATGAATTATATTTAACTTCAGCTGTAGTTGAATCTATTTGAGTTACGCTTGCATTAGCTATTAAACTATCTTTTATTTCTAATTCAGCAGAGATTAAAGAATTTACATTACTTAAGTCGTCGTTCAAGTTTAATGCATCTTTGTATTTGTTTGTCATTTTAACAAGATCATTATTCTTAATAGATAAATCTACTTCATATGATCTTATCTGTGCTAACTGATCTCCATTTTTGCTTATAATAATGTTAATAGAGTCCTGTGATGCTTTTAAATTGTTTAAAGAAATGTTTGCATCTTCTTTAGCATATTTAACATCCTGTTTTAAAGAAGAAACTTGATCACATTGCCTTAAAAACAATAAAACAAAAAGAGCACCCAGCACAAATGTGAGGGCGTTCTTATTAGATGTTATTTTTTTAAATATATTCAATTTCTGATTTTAATTTTAAGTTCTGTATATTAAAGGGGTAATTCTTTTTCAAAAGATTCAACATTGTGTACAACTATATTATTTGCAAAATACACATCAGATTCTTCAACATCTAGTGCATACGTCGTAAACTTCTCAGGTACTGTTACTAATTCTACAGAATCTATTTTTATCCATACATTATTTTCATTTAATAAACTATCGTTTACAACAATGTCTTTTACTTGTTTAAAGTAAATATCACCTAAA